GCACAAAGTCCTGAGGTTGGTAAAGTTGCCGCTTTAAAAGAATTTCAACAATATGTAAAATATTTAGCTGGTAGATTAAATAAACCAGTAATGTTTAAAGATGATATTAGTAATAGATTCATACCTAAAATAGGATTTTCAGATGATGATTTAAGAAATCTAGAAAAAGTTAAAGATGAATTATCTAAAGACCCTGAAAATATTATTCAAACAATATCAACACATGGAGGAGAAAAGAAATTATATTAATATTTATAAACTGGACTTATAGCAAGTTTGATTAAAAAAAAGTTTAAAGTAAATAGAAAAATATTTAGTTGACACTATTTATAATAAAATAAAAGAAAATTTAAAAACAAAATAATATGGCTGATTTACTGATGAAAATGCCTTTCCCTTATGAACCCAAAAGGAAAAATAGGTTTATATTAAGATTTCCTTCTGAGTTGGGAATAAATGAATGGTTTGTTGAAAGTGCTTCAAGACCAAAAATAACTATTGGAAGTGTTGACGTTCCTTTCTTAAACACTAAGAGATATGTTGCGGGAAAATATGAATGGAATCCTATTACGGTTAAATTACGTGACCCAATCGGACCTTCAGCCGCTCAAGCAATGATGGAATGGGTTCGTTTACATGCTGAATCTGTGACAGGTCGTATGGGATATGCCGCGGGTTATAAGAAAGATATTGAACTTGAAATGTTAGACCCAACAGGTGTTGTTATTGAAAAGTGGTCTTTAATTCAATGTTTCTTAACTGACGTTGATTTTGGTTCAGTTGCTTATACTGATGATGGACTAGCCGATATCAGTTTAACTCTTCGTCCTGACTATTGTGTATTACTTTACTAATACTATTACAAATATTATATTAAGACCTACAGAAATGTGGGTTTTTTTATTTACAATAAATTAAACTGTTATATGTTATAAACAAAAACGAATTTATGGAAGAACAGAATGTTAATCAGATGAATTTAAATTTGCCTCACGACGTAATCCAATTACCAAGTCAAGGTAGATTTTATAAGAATAAAAAAAAGTCGGTTAAAGTTGGTTTTTTAACTGCTAATGACGAAAATATTTTAGCAAACGCATCTAATATGTCTGGTGACCAAATAATTCATAATTTAGTTAGAGCTAAAGTTTACGAACCTGATTTAAAAATTGAAGAAATGTTAGATGGTGATATTGAGGCGATATTGATTTTTTTAAGAAATACATCATTTGGTTCAGAATATACATTTACTTTATTAGACCCACAAACTGAACAAACATTTGAATCGAAAATTACTTTAGATGAAGTTGATTTTGTTAAACCTGAGGTTGACCCTGATGAAAACGGGTTATTTACTACAATTCTTCCAAAATCGGGTAAAACAGTTAAATTGAAATTGTTAACATTTGGTGATAAAAAAGAATTAAATGATAGAGAAAGTTCGTATCCAAAAAATATGGTAGCCCCAAGGGTTACTTGGAGATTGGCTAAACAAATTGTGTCTATTGACGGTAACGAGGATAAAACTGAAATAGTTAAATTTATCGATAAGATGCCAATCATGGATTCTAAATATATCACACAGTTTTTAAATAAAAATCAACCGTCTATTAATTTAGAGAGAGAATTTAACGCCCCATCAGGAAAAAAGGTCAAATCACGGATTGCCTTTGGGGTGGAGTTTTTTCGTCCTTTCTTCTGATTATATAAAAAATTTATTGGACCAATATATTTTATTGAGTCGATTTATGCATATGTCATATTCCGATTTTTTAATTATTCCTATCTCACATCGTAGATATTTGGTTGATACTATTATTGAAATGAATACGCCAAAAACTTAATCTGTGTTATTTATTAATAAAAAACTATGATGATGTTTGACCCTGCTGACCCAAATTCTTTAAATACCCAAGATATGGGTATTGGTAAGGACCTTACGGGTTTTATTGCAAATATGGGTAACGCTCTAAAAGGTACTGAATCTCTTTCAGCGTCATTTTTAAATACATTTAAAGCAATACAAGATGTTGACGCAGCAATGTCTAAAATCGTTACTAAATTAGGTACTGGAGCTCAAAATTCTGAACAAATAAAAGAATCTTTTGGTAAAGCTTATTCTAACGTTGCGTTATTTGGCGGAACATTTGCCGATTTACAAACTGCTCAAGAAGAATTTTTAGCGATAAACCAAAGGAATGTTATACTTAGTTCTGAAAATTTAACTGATTTAGTTGCGGTTACTAAAGTGACTGGTATCGCAGCTAAAGATTTATTAACGGGATTCCAAAATGCAGGATTCTCTATGGCGTCTATTAGTAAAAATATGACTGAGGTTAATAAAATTTCTAGGAATATGGGGGTTAACGCTCAAGTGGTTTCTAGCAGTGTTGTTAGTAACTTAGAAAAATTAAATAAGTTTGGATTTCCAAATGGTGTCGAAGGACTCGCTAAAATGGCGGCAAAAGCGGCATCATTAAGAATAGATATGAAATCCGCCTTTGGAGTTGCGGATGACATTTTCAACAGAGGACCAGAGGCGGCTATAGAAATTTCTGCGACTTTACAACGGATGGGTGCAACATCAGGGGCGTTACTTGACCCATTAAAACTGATGGATTTGGCTCAAAACAATATTCCTGAGTTACAGAACCAACTTGTTGATTTATCCAAACAATATACCGTATTTAACGAAGACACTAAACAATTTGAAATCATGCCAGGTGCTAGAAAGCAATTGAATGAAGTTGCAAAGTCTTTAGGTATGAGTTATGATGAATTTGCTAGAATGTCTTTGGAAAGTTCCAAAATGGAGAAAAAACTTTCTGAAATTGATTTTAATCAATTGGGTCTTAATAATATCAGCGAGGAAGATAAGACTATGATTGCTAACATGTCTGAAATGAATAGTGGTGGGGAATATACTGTTAAGTTAAAAAATGAAAAAACAGGTGAATTTGAAGAAAAATTATTAAGTCAGTTAAATGACGATGATTTAAAACAAATACAGAAAGGTCAATTAAGTGATACTGAAGAAATGAAAAATATTGCTTACGACCAACTTGGATTACAAGGTCAGATGGTTGCTCAACAAGTTGCACTGAATAATTCAATATCAATGTTAATTGCTACAACCGATATTGGTAATGATTTTTTAAAAGTTGCTCAAGTAACACAAACAAAAAATCTTGGATTAGAAAAAACTGGTGAACAACAAAATACATTAGATTTACTTAATGCTAATAATAAAGAAACTGTTGCAGCTTTGAATATGATGGGTGGGGATATTCAAAATCTTTTTAATAGTTTAAAAGGTGATGACCCGGCAGCAATGCTTAATGCGTTTAAATCTTTTGGAGAAAGATTTGCAAGTGTTACGGGCGATGTTGCTAAAACTCAATTTCAAAATTTAAGTTTTGGTGATTTAATGACAACCGCCGTTACTAAATTTGCAACATCTGCCGACGGGTTTACAGCACTTTTAGATGGTTTAAAAAAAATAATAGGTGTTAAAGACTCAATTATAACACCTGATGGTGTAGTTACACCCTTAGAACAGGATAGTATAATTACTATGACACAAGGTGAAAAATTCAGAGATAATTTGTTAGGTAAAGGTACACCACAACCAAATCAAACGGCAATGATTGATAAAGAAACCATGATGTCATCACCACAATCAAAAAACAATACAACTAACAATTCAAAAATTGAAATAGCTTTTACACACGAATCTAAAGGTGCTAATATAAATGTGGCTCAAGAATTTTCAAAATCTTTAAGAGATAACACATCGTTACAACAACAACTTGTTCAACAGATAAGTGAAAATATTAAAAACTACGGTTTAACTTCCTGATAAAATCCGTTTCATTCTATTTATTATAAAAAGATTTGATGCAAGAAAATATTCTTTCTTTTAACGGTTCGGAAAATTTTAGAAAAACACTTGTTTCTCGAAACTTAAAGCCTTATAAAATTGAGGGTTCATTTTCCAGTGCTGAATATCAACAAAATTATACAGCAAATTTAACGGATAGTTCACCTGTTGACACCCCTGATATAAGTTATGACATATATGAAGAGCCGAAATTAAATACAATTATAAATGTTTACGGACCGGCTGGAAATTTTATTGACGGTGCTGAAGTAGTAAATTCTCTTGATATACCACAACCACCAAGACCTGTTTCTACAGGTGAGGAAATTGGTCAAAACGAATATAACCCAAACTTTACTAAACTCGATATAATAAATGAAACATTTATTGATAATGTTGCGGTTGTAAATCGATATACTCCTGAAGGTAATTATGATGATTTATTTGTTGTTGATGAAAAAATATTGGCAAAAACATTACAACAAAGTGGAGTTTATGGTGACGGTATTTCATCTCCAATAAATTTTGTTCAGGGTGATTATACTGTAACTGAAATATTAAATAACGACCCTGAATTAATAAGTGATTCTTATATTCAAAAAATTGGTGCGGAAAGATTAACATATGCGTTCCAACAAAGAATTGCTCGTGAAATCGAAAGAAATACTGTTGGGTCAATTAATTTAGGGATTTTAACAAGTCCGTTTGAGGCAACATTAGTTGCTACAGGTCAAGAACCTTTTATACAGAGAAACTATACAATTACAGTTCCTAATGGTGTCATAGATTACGCAGCATACTTTTTACAAAGAGTTGCTGGTTTTTTATTACCCTATTCACCAATCGAAGGAAGTTATTTTTCAGATGTTGAAAGACAAAGAATTAAACCACAACAAACATTAGGTAATTTAGGTGGTAATATTTTAAATAGACAAAATCCTTCTATAATTTTTTTACAAAATACAGGTTCAGGACAAAAAAGTGTTTTATTTAATACTATTGCTTATAACAGATATAAACCTGATTATACATTTTATCTAACTCAACTTGGTAGTTCTCTTTCTGACTTTTTTGAAAATCCTAATTCTATCGGTAATTTATACATTGGTAGACAAGAGTCGGACATAATTAATGTTACATCACCTCCAGGTGCTAGTCCGGTTAATGCTTATGGAATACCAACAAGGACACCTGTTTACGGACCTGATAAAGTCTCAATGCTTTATGAAGGTGACCAAAACTTCCAATTTGGTTTGGCTGGAAAAGATTATAGTCAAAGACCTGTTTTTGACGGAGGGTTTGTTTGGATATCTGAATTAACAAAAGTTGAAGCAGGAAGAACTGTTGGACAAGATGGCAGAATTTATGACAATAATTTAACATTTTCACCACTAAGTTCATCTTATCAACAAGTCTTGTCAACAGGATATGAGTTTAGACCTGGTTCAATATTAGATGTTACACAAAGAATAATTGACTCTACACCTGCTCAGGGTAAGGATAGATTAGCTCATGTGGGTAATGCGATGAACCAAGTGTCGAAAGTTTTTTGGGACGGATATAAGGAATTAACAAAGGGTTCCAAAGTTAAAAAATATGTTGATGAGAATGGTTCTATTGTTGGAACTGAGTATGGTAGAATTTTCTCAAAGGATAGACCTTACTACACTTACGGAGATTTACAAGGAACTTACGCTAACAAAAGTGGGGCGGATACAAACGGTAATATAAGAAGGTATTCATATTCGGTATTAGATAGTGCGTATAACCTTAATATTGTTCCTTATAAAAATGGAGGAACATCAACTCAAGGAGGAAGTGTTAAAAAATACATGTTTTCGTTAGAGAACTTAGCTTGGAAATCAACACCTGAATTTAATAATTTACCTGATATTGAAAAGGGTCCAAACGGTGGTAGAATCATGTGGTTTCCACCATATGAATTAACTTTTGGAGATAGTTCTACAGCAAATTTTAATGCAACTAATTTTATCGGAAGACCTGAACCAATCTATACTTACAATAATACAACAAGAACTGGTGATATAAGTTTTAAAATAGTTGTTGACCATCCATCAGTATTAAATTTAATTGTTAATAGAGAATTAGAAAATCAAAATAGTGATTTAATAAATGGTGTGGTTAATTCATTTTTTGCTGGATGTAGAAAATATGACATATATGAATTAGCGAAAAACTTTGGAAGTTTAAGTTTAAACACTATCGAAGACATCTATCAACAAGTATTAGAAAGTGACCAAACATCTCAAGAAGATAAACTTGAGGCTTTAGAATCATTACCACAAGATGAAGGTAATCCTACTGATTCACAAAGAGTTAGCTTAAGTCAAAATTACAATGATTTTGGATTTTATTTTGAAGCATATCAAACTATTGATTCATCAACTGATTACGAAATTTTGTATGCTGATTATCTAAGTAAAGAAGGGTTTTATGCCGAACAACAACCCCAAGAACCTATAAGTAGTTTTTTTGACAAAGTTATAAAAGAAAATTATAATACAATACTATCATTAAGAGATGAGATTGTTGAAATTTTAATTGCTGGTGGTGAAGTAAGTTTAGAACTTGTTGGCACTTTGGATGTTGAAACAAATTCTAGTGAGTCTTCAACATATAATAATGATAGATTATCATCAATTAATATATTTTTTGAAGAATATGTTTTTCAAAGTACGTTAGCTAGCAAATACATTAACAACGGAAAGTTGAAAATTACATTAAGTAGTGAAATACAATCTTCCGCAATTATAAAATCAAGTGAACCTTTTGACTCGTTTGATTGTAACACAATTATTAATAACACTAACACTCCGTTCTCAATTCAAGCGATGGCTTGTAGAGGTATAAGAGTAAAAAATGTAATAGTTACACCACAACCACCTGATAGTGAAAATAGTGGTGCGGTTAACACAAACAGTAATGATGGTGACAGTAATTTAAGAAGAAGTACTGGACAATTTTTGTCAGATGTTTTTGGTAATAAGAAAAAGAAAAAAGAAAGTGTTGAGGCTAAAGCTAAAAATTTAAGTAAAACAATTCTATCAGAATTATTAAATGAGAAGAATTATTTTGAAATAATTAAACAAGAAGACCCATTTTTATATGATAGTTTTAAAACAAAAATTAAATTCTTTAACCCAGCATTCCACTCTATTACACCTGAAGGATTTAATTCAAGATTAACTTTTTTAAATCAATGTGTTAGACCTGGTAATACAATACCAACAAAAAATACTTCAGGTGATTTTGAAACTAAAGATTCTTTAAATACAAATTTTGGTTCACCACCTATTTTAGTGTTAAGAATTGGTGATTTTTATAATTGTAAAATCGTACCTGAAACTTTAGGTTTTACATACGAAGCATTAGATTTTAATCCTGAAGGTATTGGTGTTCAACCAATGATTGTTACTGCAAAATTAGGTTTTAAAATGATTGGTGGACATGGTTTAAAAGAACCGATTGAAAGATTACAAAACGCTCTTTCATTTAATTATTATGCTAATACTGAAATGTATGATGAAAGGTCAATTCCTACTGATACAACTAAATTAACGGCAGTTTTAAATGGTGATACCGGTTTAAGTTCAAATCTAAGGACTTTACAAAACTTAGCTAATCAAACTAATAACCAAAACTTAGCTAGTAATCAGGCGACAAATCAAAACCCAACTGATGGGGGTAATTTTATTGGAAATGTGTCTGAGTCAACAAACACAAATGGTGTATTAACAGGAACTATACAATATAAGAATTTAGTTGACTCAACAGTAGATAACAGTCAAAATTACATGAATTTAGTTGAAAGTTTTATTACAAGTGTAACTAAAGAATATAATTATGGTGTTTTAACTCAGATATATAATGAAAGACTATTTAATAAAGGAACTTTTAATTCTTTACAAGCACCTGTTTCAGACGTAAAGATTTTGGGTAAATTTAATAATTACTCAAATTATATTACAAGTGTAATGTCAGCATTAATTACTGAGATTGATAATGGTACGGACACATTAACTGTGTATTTGTTGTCTAAAAATGTTCCTCAGAATGAAATCAGAATAGTTCAATCAAATTTTAAAGCAGCTTGTCAAAATAGAAAGAATACAATATTACAAGGTATTGGTAGTAAAATACAATCAATAACTAACCAACAGTCTGAAATATATCAAATTTTTAGAAGAATGGATTTAGTTTGTGATTCTACAGATGGTAAGTTAAATTCAAATGGTTCTATATTTGCATTAACTAATACTGGCGAACCTTACGGAACATCGGATACCTTAACGGATATTAGAACTGATTATACACAAATCGCTAATGATTTCAAAAGTTATTACTCTTTATTGTTATCTAATAATTTAATTATTGAACCAGCGGTTTCAACATTGTATTTCACACCTTTCACTAGTTATAGTTCAACAGGTGGATTAAATTTATTCTTTACATTATTCTCAAACGATTTTACAGATAATCAATCTATTGAAAATTTAAAGAATTTTTTAACACAAAACTACACACCTGTAAATGAAAACACAAAAACAAAAGTTTTAACGTATTTGAGTTCTATTTCACAATCAATTATTGATGAAAAAAATGCTCAAACAACATATGTAAATAATTTTTTTATAGGTCAAAGTTATTTGATTTATAAAAATTATAATCCACAAGTTGATGGTGTTAGTGTGAAAGGAAGGGATAGAGATTTTACATTTACTTCAGCAGGTTCAACATCAAATCAACAAACTAATGTTTCCAACATTTATAAAAATGTTAATATTGATAATAATCAATCAACATACAACGGAAAAAAATATTTTAACTAATGGCTAACGAATATTTAAATAGATACCAATTTTTTACGGCAAACGACCAACAAAATACTATTCCGTATATTAATATTCCTTTGAAAAATTCCGATAAAAAATACATTTATAAACTTGGAGTTTCTCGTTTAGATAAAATATCCCAACTATATTATGACACACCTTATTTTGGTTGGCTTATTTTACAATCAAACTCACAATATGGTGGTTCAGAATTAAACATTCCTGACAATGCCGTTCTTAACATACCCTTCCCTTTAACATCTTCTTTATTAGATTATAAATCAGCTTTAGAGCGTTATTTCTATTATTATGGCGAACAATAATATTTTTATTGAAAAAGATGTAAATAATATCTTCATAGTTAATCCTAATAAAGTTACCAACCAATTTGGTAACGCTGAAGATAGGAATGTTCCTATGGAAGATTTGGTTTATTATGTCAATTTAGACTGTGACATTAAACCAAGAAGTAGATTAATTGGTGGCGTAAAAGGGAATGATAATACGACTCAAACTACAACTCAAATTGCTTACGGTAAAATTAATTTTTTAAAACCTAACGACCAAGATTATTTAACAACAAAATGGAGTCAATTACAAACTGATGTAAATGACCCTAATACTATTAACGGAGAATTATTAGGTTTAAAAACTGTAACATATAAAGTTAATGCATCCTTTGTCCCAACAATAACGATAACTTTAGAAGATTCAAAAGGTAGAGCTTTAATGGAGAGTGGAGACAACTCTCTTTATTCGGCCTTTTTTAATTTACCATACCCAACTTTTCATTTAACTATTAAAGGTTATTATGGTAAGGCAATTAGATACCCTATAATACTACAAAAATTTAATTCATCATTTAACTCAAGCACTGGTAATTTTGAGTTAACGTTAAATTTTATTGCATATCAATTCAATGTGTTAACCGATATTACAATGGCTTCTCTTTTTGCGGTACCTCAGATGTATTTGAAAAGAACAACAACAAACATTCCTTTACAAGCGTCAAACGGTCAAACTGCTGCTAAAGAACAATTATCACCACAAACACAAACCACTAATGAATACATCCAACAGAAAGGGATGGATAAATTAAAGGAAGTTTATAAAAAATATAAAACAAGAAATTTAATTGACCAGAATGTTCCTGAATTAACAATACAAGAACTTATAACAAAATTAGATAATTTTATTAATTATAGTTTAGAACAATTTGGTCAAGTTTCACTATCAGCCTTAAATGATGTTAAAGAATATTCTGATATAATAACGGACTATAGAAAGGCAATTTACACCGGTAGAGGGACATCATGGTTTGACGTTTACTTATCAAGAAAAAATTTTTTCATTAAAAATGGTAATATAAATGATAATCAACAGATAGAACCTAATGAAATAAAGTTTTATACATTTTCAGATATTAAAGGGTCAGATAATATTTTGTCAAGTGGTGATACTGTTAATACTCGAAAAATTACGGGATTTAAAGAATTAGAACCATTAATTAAAAGTTTTAATGATAAACTATTAAACAACGCTACTTTTGGTAAAAACGGAAAATATCCAATAACTGTAGATATAACATTAGAAAGTGTTGCTATTATATTACCAAACTCACCTAATTACGAAAAAACTTATAAATTAAGGAATGGTGGTAACGAAATTACTAATGAACAAATAAACTCAATTAAAACCGAAATAGATACATTACATAGTATAAATGACCCATTAAGTAGTGCTGAATTAAAATTTTATTATTTTGACTTTGATTCTCCAAATCAGTTTAACGAAAAATTAAATAAAATACAAGATAGTTTACAAGACTCTTCACAAAAAATTGAAAAAGAGTTAACTGACGAATTATCTAAATTTATTGCATCGGCAACTGGATTAGGATTTGTTCCATCTTTAAAAAATATTATGGGGGTTATTTTAGCATCAGCAGAAGCGTTTTTACTTTTAATGGATGATGTTCATGTTGCCGCATACCAAGTTAGAAATAATAAAAAGAAACAAACCTCTGTTGGAAATATTGACATTAAAGGACTTCCTGATTCACCAGTTTATCCATGGCCATTATATACAAGAGTAAAAGAGTGTAATAAATATGAGATTAAGTATCCTGGTGATAATGATGTAATTAATGATACAAGAGCATATGATTATGAAATATGGCCCGAAGTAGAATTTGTTGAAGAGTTTTTAAAGGGTTACATGCAAAGACAAATACCACCATCTCCAGTTAGTCCTTTAGAACCAACAAGTGAGGTTAAAAGAATAATGGTATCGGCTTTTGATACCATACCTACAAATATACCATACTCAAATTTAGAAGAGGTTAGTTTCTTTTATGAATTTTATGAAAGATTAATATCATTAGTTGAGTACAACGGATTTTTAAGAAAAAAATTAGCAGATTCTGAATATAGCCAACAACTTATTAATTATTTGTCAGATTCCGAAGGAACAAATATTGTCAATTCTATTTTAACTTCTTCACCTAGTTTAGTTTCTAAATTTACAAATACACCATTTACGGATAATGGAACATTTCAGGTGTATTTAAAATCAATATCAAATAATGGTACTGGTTTATTTTGGAATAATAAAGAAGCGGGTATTTTTAATACAACGTATTTAAAAGAAAAAATAATAGACACCCCAAGTGAGATTTTAATTTCAGATTTACCGTCTATTAAAATAACTTTAACAAAAACAGAGCCTGATATGACAAAATATATGTCAAGTTCTGTCCACGACTCCAAAAATATATTTGATTTATTACCGTATAGTAATGAAAATTGGAGGGTAAACAATCTATCTAATGGTGAATCTGAGTTTTCTTTTGAAAATTCTTATAACAAAACTAAAGAGTCGTTATTTTACAATACATATACAAAAAAAATTAGTAATTACCTAACTCCACTTGGATACGGAACAAATAATGAAAAAAATCTTATCAAACCTTTTACCAACTTTAAACCATTTTATAATACAATTACACCACCCATTGATTTAACTTCATTTTATAATGATAGAAAACCAAAAGATTATATTTTAACTGAAGGTAGAACAAAGTATTCGACAAATGAAGAAACTACCTCAATAATGAATACACCATATTTCATTAATGCTGTTCAACAAGGAATTAATAATTTAAGAAATAATACTCCTTATCCATTTAAAGCTGCCGCATATTTGTTTTTAAATAGTTTACCATTATCAACATTAAGAGAAAAATATTTATCTTTTGAAAATAATGAAAATGTTCATTTAAATTTTATTTCAGCATCTTTAAATAAATTTTCAGGAGTTCATTCATTACCAAAAATATGGGTATGTAAAATTGGTTCTATTTGGCATAGATATAAAAATTATATTTTAAATGATTCAGATATATTAACATCTATATGGACTAATTTTGATGTCTTAAATAATTACTACCCGACATCTAATCCTACTTTAGATTATCTTTATTATTTATCGGGACAAACAGTTGATGGTAATAACTATGAATACAAAATTAAATGTTCGGGTTCTACAGGAACATCTTCAGGTACTTTAAATGAAATAAATTTAGGATTTTACCCAAAAATTATTAATGATTTTTATTACTTGATTTACAATCAAAATTTATTTTTATCATCTGATACTATAACACAGATAACTGAAAAAATTAACACTCAAATTAAATTAGGGAATTTAATATTATTATCACCATCAGACTCGTCCTTTCAAACAGTTAAAACATGGTCAGTTCTAATAAAAAATCCGTTTTTTAAAAATTATTATGTTTTACCTTCTTTTGGATTGGGTAAAAACCAATTACAAAATTTATATTCAAACAATATATCTGCAATAAATACGGACGGTAATTTATTTAATGGGTCAGTTAGATTATTATGGGGAGCACCAAACTACGGTTATTTTAATAATACAAATATAGTTAAACCAACTATACGACAACATCTAAAAAAAGTTTATAATGATTTAATAGAACAAGAAAGTTTTGAACTAAGAACTGACAGTAACTATTCTTCAATTGAAGAAATTTTTGGAGTTTTTACAAAAACTGAGTTGGACCTATTTGAATCGGAATTTTTGAGATTTTCCGAAAAGAAAGAGGCAGAATTAAGTCCTATAAATTTCCAAAAGATTTTATTAAATATCACTTCAAACAATTACATTGTATCAGGTTCAAGTGAGAATGATTTAGTTGAGGGAATTCAAAAACTACAATTAAATTCTTTAAATACTCTTTTACCGCCATTAATGACTAATAATACATTATTCAAAAAAGGTAATACAACAGGATTTGATTTACCAACATTTAATTATTTTAGCAATAGTCCAAGTAATCCAAAAATAAATGTTGATTTAGGATATACAGGAAATTTACCACCAGGATTTACTGGTTCAACAATAACTTTACAACAATCACAAGAGCAAAATCCTAAATCGTGGAAGGAGTTACAATTACAAGTTGGGTTCTCAACAATTAATGGGGTTAGTTATACTGATGAGGGTTCTGCCTTAACTGATTTTTTTGTTGATTTTAACATTCCTTTTAATGTTGAAAATATACAAAGGTTTACAACTATCATAAAAATGTATGCAAGTTATAAACATACCACAACAATTCAAAATGTTAGTGATTTATTTAAGGGTAAGATTTCAGATGTTTTATTAAATAATGATAATTTATACATCAAATTATTTGAGGGTGTAACTAGTTATGTTAAAAAAAATCTACCTCAAACTGATACGACACAAGTACAAGAAATTGATAGTGTTATACAAGGATTTCAAAGTAAGATTGAACTTTACGACATGTTTAAGGCGGTTAATGATAAATGGGTCTCGGCAAATGACTATAATGAAAAAACTTTATTTGAAGATTTTTTATTTTTAGATAGAGCAAACAGAGACATTGGTGGGGAAATATATTTAGATATTAATTCAATTACTAAGTTTTTAAAAAACACATCACCAAAAACAAATGTGTTTACAATATTAGATTCTATCTTTAAAACACATAATTTCATAACATTCTCAATGCCATCTTATATTAATTTTTATAACAATTACATTCCTTCTAAAAATTCGGAAAACAAACAGGAAGACCCTGATAGTTTTTCTAACAGTTTATTTGGGATTTTTAAAAGTGTTGATTATCAAAAAACCGCAGCTAAATTAGTAAGTATATATACTGAAAAACCTTCAACACAATTAAACAACAAAAGTAAAAATAACGGATATAAAGATGATGGATTAAATATCATGAATGATGGTGACACATTGAGAGAATGTGACACAAGTAAAGTTCAGGATTTTGCGAAGTCTAATAAAGTTGTTGGTTTTGCGGTTGATTTTAATTTACAAAACCAAAGTGTATTTGAAACCATTAACGTGAGTCAAGATTTAGGTAAAGCCACTTCAGAATCTTTAACTGCGGAATTTAATTTGGCAAACGGAACCGCTGGGACTAACTCATCAACTCAGAATGTTAGTTTGTATAACATATATAAAGACAGAAGTTATTCATGTTCTGTTGATGGTTTTGGTAATGCTATGATACAACCAACCATGTATTTTGTTTTAAGAAATGTTCCATTATTTGCGGGTTCATATTATATAACTGAAGTTACTCATACTATTAGCACAGAAAGTTTTAAAACTTCTTTTACGGGTACAAGACAAAATAAATATACTTTACCTAAAGTTGAGAATACGTTCCAAACATTAAAAACTGAATTATTAAAAACTTTAAATAAAAATTACAATAACAAAATTGCTAGTAACGCTTCATTATCACAAAATAAAAATAACATAAGTGCTCAAATAACTAATGGTATTAAAAATAATGATAAAGTTGCTAATGTTGGTACCTGTTCCTCGATGTTATTTGCGGATTATCAAACATATGTTTCATTAAATACTCCAATAATTGCACATAACCCTGATGATGTTATTGGTGGGGTTCTTGATTCAACAACAACAACAACTGAATTCTTTACAACTTATTTTATATTTAAAATTGCTTCATATGTTAAAGATGAATCAAATAATTCTTCGTTTAACGCAACCTCATTTAATTTTGCGGATATTACTTTAGATATACCATATAAGGGAGATTTATCTACTTTATTTTTACCAAACTTTGTTTGTGTTGCCCAAAGTGATAAAACAACAAAACCATATGCAGTTTTTAATAATATTTTTGATTGTATTACATTAGTTAAATTAAGATATACGGAATATTTTAAAGAAATATTTGATGATAGTATAACAATTAATCAAACTATTACTGATTTTAATCAAAAAAACGATATCCAAAAATTAGAGTTCAAAGAACAATTCGCAAAGATTTGGATAGAATATTTTCCTTACAATAAAGTAAAAGAATATCCTAGTATTTTTAAAGATTATAAAGAAAATAACCCAACTGAGTATAAAGAATTATTAGATAAAATCGAGTTTCAGCTTTAACATATATTTATAATAAAAAACTACTATGGACACAAAAAAAGTTTTAGATAATTATTTAGGTAAAAACACACGTATTACCGAAAAAGAAATTGGTAATGGATTTAAAGAAGTCTGCGATTTAGACACTGGAGATTGTTATTCAATTAGAATGAAAGATGGTTTAATTGAAAGAGTTGATAACACTTTAAGAACAAACAGAAAAATAAACGTTGAAACAACACAAGGTTTCAAGCAACTATTAAACGGTTAAAAAAATGTCAGGAATAGATAAAACAATATTAGAGGAAATATTAAGATATAAGAATATAAATAATTATATCTTTGAACAAGATGCTATGGCTCCAGCACCTGAAGGTGATGTTCCTCCAGCACCTGACGCAGGAGCTTTACCTCCATCACCCGATGCTGGTATGGATACGGCAACACCACCGCCAACTGCAGAACCTATTGATGTAGCATCAGACCCTGATGTTGAAAAGGTAGGTGAAGAAGAAAATGAATCAGAAGAACTTGAAATTACTGATTTGGTAAATTCTCAAAAAAATATTGAAACAAAACAAGAAGAGTATTTTAATAATCTTTTTAATCAGTTAAATGGTTTAGAAAGTAAATTGAAAGACATGGAAGGTATTTTTACAAAGTTAAACGACATTGAAGCTAAGATTGAAAAATACAGAGAAAAAACTCCACAAGAAAAACTTGAATTAAGAAGTTTAGACTCAGGACCATTCAATCAAAAACTATCTGATTTCTTTGTAGATAAAGAACAAGAAATGGAAAAATCAGGAAAAAATGAATATATTTTAACTACTGATGAAGTTGAAAGTTTTACACCATCAGAAATTAAAACAACCTTTAACGATTTCGGAGACGAAACACAAAACAAACCTTTGAAATTCTAAATTTCGAATTTGACTATTACGGCTGACACACTTATACTTGAATATTAACTAATAAATTATACACACAAAATGGCGACAAATTCCTTAGATGCTGTACTCGCACAGTATGAAAAAGCGAAAAGTGGAGGTAACTCTGCAAACAAAATGTCTCAAGAAGACAGAATGAAAAAATATTTTGCAGCAATCTTGATGCAGAATGAGAACTCAGGACAGAAACGTCTTCGTATTCTACCTACACCTGACGGGTCATCACCCTTCAAAGAAGTATGGTATCACGAAGTACAAGTTGAGGGTAAATGGAATAAAATCTATGACCCAGGAAAGAACGACAACGAGCGTTCACCTTTGACTGAAATTCATGACGAATTAATGTCAACAGGAAAAGAATCTGATAAAGAACTTGCAAAGGCTTATAAGCCACGTAAATTCTATATCGTTAAAGTAGTTGACCGTGATAACGAAGCGGACGGAGTTAAGTTCTGGCGTTTTAAACACAATTACAAAAACGAAGGTATCCTTGACAAAATCATTCCGATTTGGAAAGCTAAAGGTGATATCACAGACCCTGTTAATGGTCGTGACCTTATCATAGAATTGACAAAGGCTAAGACACCAAAAGGTGCTACTTACACAGTTATTCAGACTGTTATGCATGACGACCCAACACCTGTTCACGCAGATGCTGAGACGGCTAAGGCTTGGACTGAAGACCCACTTACGTGGATGGATGTTTACTCTAAGAAACCTGTTGAGTATTTGGAAGCAATTGCTCGTGGAGAAACACCAAGATGGTCATCTGATTTAGGTAAATACGTTTATGGTGATAGTTCATCTGACGAAGGCACTATCGGTGGTTCATATGTTGACCCACAGGCTGAAGCGGAACCAGATGGTGATTTACCATTCTAATTTATAAAAGGTTGGACACTAATATACACAAAGTGTCCAACCTTTGCTATTTTTAAACACAAACAAATTAAATCATAGACATTTATGGCAATAAAGAAAAAAGAATTTTCATTAGATGCAATCAAAGACAAATATTCCACAAAGACAAAATATAAAGAAACAGACTTTTATGAAGTCGGTGAAGCTTTCCATAATAGTTGCGGTATACCTGGTCCTGCTTTGGGTAACATCAACATGTTCTTGGGTCACTCAAACTCTTCAAAAACGACCGCGCTTGTCAAAGCCGCTGTGTCTGTACAGAAGAAGGGGCATTTGCCTGTTTTT